CGAACCGAGAGCGGAAGACTCTGGCGAAGATCCAGGCCGGTGAAATGTTCGCACGGGAAGTGTGGGGCTGGAGGGCGGTCTCTTACTAACTGGGGAATATCATTGTACTATGCCCTAACTGAGGCGATGAAGCGACGATTCATCCTCGAGCTGCGGAGGTTCTGGGCGACTCACCCAAAATACCGCGACATCGTGGACAATATTCAGGGCAAGTACTCTTTCAAAGAGCGCCCCCAGCACGGGATCATCGTTAAGACCGGGTCTGGAAATCGTGTGGACATGGCCCCAGACAACTACCGTGGCATCAACAAATCCTATGTTTTACTGACCAAGTATAAGCGGTTCCCGGGGGTATCAATCGAGTGGGTCCGTGAGGACAGGCTTGCCATACTAGCAAACAATTCCATGTTTCCATCCCCTCCAGGGGTGTATTACATCGGGGTCGAGGAGGACCCTGACGATGCGACCCAGCTGGCCTTCTGGGTGGATCCCCTTCTCGATGTTCGTCAGGAACAGGTGGTTCCCATCGAAACCACCGCCACCCTTCAGAATGCCCCTGTAGCGGGGACCGTTCGCCTCTACGAGATGCCCTCTGGATACATGCTCGTTGAGGGGGTCAACTATACTCTGACACTCGACTCCCGGGGAAAGCCCACGGGTGAGATCATCCTTGCTCAAGCCCTGACAGGGGGCCGCTACCTGTCGGCGGACTATCGCTATCCGGGGACCACGACTGGGCCGTGGCGGATCACTCCCATGTTCGCCAACAATCAGGCAATTCCGGGATGCGTTCTGGCTTTCGGGAACCGAGCCACGAAGGGCGACCGGATGGCTGTTGTCGTCCAAGAGTACCGGCATCCGGCTTCCCTCGAGTACGGTGGCCGATGGTCCCTCAATATCGAGTTCGAAGTCACATCCCGTGACGTGTATGCTCAGCAGGAGATTGCGGACATGTCCGTGATCTACTTGTGGGGCGAGATCCGGCCCCGCCTATCCACAGAAGGTATTGAACTAATGGACATATCTATGGGGGGTGAGTCGGAAGAGGTGTACGACGAGAATGGGGACGATTATTACTACAACTCGACTTTCTCGCTGACGGTCGAGACTGAGTGGTCAGTCCAGGTCCCCTTGCCGGTATTTATTCGTCAGGTGTCCCCGCTCACTTCTGTTCAGACGAGAATCCTTGCTGGCCTCTCGGACGAAGAGGCCGCAGCTTTCCAAACAAATATCCGCACACTTGACTCCCTTGGTCTTGAGGCGGTCTCAGACCCGTTCTTCAGTGGGCGGTCAGACACTTACGAACTGATGAGGTGACCCATGCCTATCTACGAATTCCAGTGTCCGTGTGGCATCCGGTTCGAGGCCGAAGCCTCCATGAAAGACAATCAGAAGCCTCACCCATGCCCTGATTGCGGGGCACTTGCCCCTCGATGGGTTCCAAGGGATGTGGCCGGGACGTTCAACGTCAAGACGAAAGGTATGACTCCCCAGAACACTGGGATTCACTCGATGGACACTAACTGGGACCGGACAATCGGCAAGGACTCCGAGGACAAATGGATAGAGTTCGGTCGTCATTACAAGGACAAGGAAGCCTTCATGCGGGCTAACGGGGTCGGTCGGAGTGATATCTCTCGTAACCCGGATGGAACGTACCGCGTCCTCAGGCCAGAAGAGAAGGCCATCCACAAGCGGGCACTGGACATCAACGAAAAGGCTATGGAAGCCATCCGGATTACCCCCAGAACCTCTAGACCTCTTTCTCGGTAGCCTCTAAATAATCCCCACCCTGTAGTGATGACTGTCCAGGCTTGGCCCTGTTGGCAGTAAGACGAATGAAATGACGGATAAACGGATCCCTTGTGCTTTGTTTCCTGTCTTTAGACAGGTGAAACGGACGACTGAAAGGACGGACGGCAGGGGGTTGACGATGCCATCCCGGTGGCTGGACCGGGAACTGCTTGAGGTGCCAGCATGGCTTTTCCCGGCGACAACTATGCTCCTCCAGGCGTGTACACCCAGACCTTTTTCGAGCCACCGACCGCCGTTGCGCTTCAGGCTCTGAAGATCCCCGTGTTCATCGGGGAGGGCAACGAATACCTCCTTCAGCAGCAGCTGGAGGTGGTGCGTGGGTCGAGCACCACTGCGGACCAACGGATCGTCCAGGAAGACGAGACAAACCGCATGGTGGTATCGATCAATGCGTCGGGCCAGGTGATCCTCGGAGGGTATAATGGCGTTCTGGACAGGTTCCAGGTGTCTCACTACCCGATCACCTCTGGTAACGGAACAGGGGTCCCCACGACGAACCGGACGGATGTTGTGGTGACCATCAACGGCGAACCTGTGGCGGTCCGCACCGTGGACGGCGTTCGAGGGATTGTGCAGATTGCACAGCCCCCGAACCCTGGCGATGAGGTTCGCTGCTCATACTACTTCAAGAGGACAGACACTCTGATCACGGACGACGTTTCGGATCAGGTGGACCCCAATATGGCCATCGTCCGGGCGATGTTTGGCATCGGGGACGCTGATGCTCCGAATCCAACCTCCCCCGTAACCGTCCTGAACCTCCACGACGACATCCTGGACTCCCAGGGGCGCGTGCAAGTTGAGGCGAACAACGTGCTGACCCTGATCGTGGACGGGGTGACAGTTTCGATCCGTATCCCGCCTCGCAGCAACTACACGATGGCGCAGGTTGCGTCCGCGATCACCGCTGCCCGGGTCGGCACCCTGAAGGGTTCGACGTTCGTTGACAATTACGGTCGCTCGGCCCTCCAACTGAATGCTGATAACAGTCTGGTTGTACTGGAAGGAAGCGCGAATGGTGTGCTGGGTCTCGCCAAGGGGCAACAGTCACCCCGCGTGGCAACGTTCTACACGTTCCAGGGTCCCATCGTCACCGGCTCCGGTGGCGGTGTCACTGCCACCGACCCGTCGCAGGTGGTGGTCAAGGTCAACGGTATTCAGGTCATCCCAACTGCGGTGGACGGTGCCAACCGAGCCGTCACACTGCCGGTGGCCCCCGCTGCCGGTTCGACCGTGACCATCCAGTATTACTTCAACTCGTGGCAGGACACTTTTGATTACCTCGCCCACATCAACGTGAGCGAAGTGATTTCATGCGGTGATACCCCCGATTCCACGTCCTACGTCCAGGGCGCTGACTTCATCCTCCAGAACGACAAGATCATGTGGGGCACTGCGGTGACCGTGGAAAGCGGGGTCCACACGGAAGGGGCCACGTACTTTGGCACTGACCAGATCACCACTCTGCTGGTGGACAACCGGACCTTCCTGTCTGAGTGCTCAGCGGTCCTGGTCGCCGGAACTCCTAGCACGACGACATTCCAACTGCCTTTCGACCCGACCTTGGGCAACGGACGTGACACCCCGCTGGGCCAGTCCCTGTTCCAGACGGTGAGCAACAGCCGCATTGATCTTCCCGTGAATCGCCCTGACGTAGTGTGGGCGTACTGGGGATGGGATGCCCAGGATGCACTGGAGCGCGGCAGGGTGAAGGTCCTCAAGGTCGAGGGCAATATCATCACCCTGGCCGAGGCTGTTCCGGTTGGGGCTCGGGTGTTCGCCACGTTCTATTACAACACCCTAACCGACGATACCTTTACCCTGAAGTGTGGGGTTCCCGGTGCATCCGGGATTGGCACCTATACGATCACCCGCACGGGCGACATCCCCGTGTACGGGGCCACCTACTCTACTTCGTCCAAAGGTTCGTCCCTAACTGGTGTAACCATCGAGTTCCCCAGCGGGTCTGAACTGACCCCGGACGTGCATTTCGAGGGGATGAGCGGAAACGACTTCCTCGGGCCGGTCGAGGAGACCGTCACGGTGCAGTTCGCGTCCCGCCAGGCTACCCCGGCAAAGTTCACGGCCCCCGGTGCTGGCCCGTACGAATTCATCAAGGGTCAGTCCGATCACCTTCGGATGATCATCCATACCAATGATCTCGGCGCTGCTGGCCTGGATCTGGACAACCCCTCGGAGCACAATGGCGGATTCTTCGCTCATCTGGTCAGCAATGAGATTGAGTACACGAATGGCCAGACCTACGACCTCCCGACCTCTGAGGAAGTTCTGCTGACAATCGACGGGGTAGATGTTCTCGCCAAGACGAACGAGTCTCTGACCGCCCAGGACATCACGGTTTTCGCCAATGCCATTAACATTGCAGCATCCGGCAGTCAGGGTCTAGCGTCCGGGGCTGAAGCCGCTGCGAACTTGATCCGCCTGCCTGCCGCCCTTCGGTCGAACCTTACGGGCCGCTATGTCGGGTGGAAAGTGGTCATCGGTAATCACGGCCTCGGCGGTGCGGCCCCAGGTGATGAGGCCATAGTTACTGCTTACGACAGTAACCCCCTGAGCCCGACCTATGGCAAGGCTACTGTGACCCCGGCATTCTCGGGCAATATCGCCAACAACACACCTTTCTACATCTATGACCCGGCGGCTCGGTCGGCCATGGCCGGTACCACGGTATTTTCCGGCCCCGTCACCCTGGCGGCGGGCAAGCACGACCACCTGGCGGTCGGCTACCACGGCAACAACACGGCGGCGGCTTCTCTCCAGATTGTCGTGGCCAAGCCGACTGCGGTGGCAGTCGGCACTGTCACGGTTGGCGCTGTGGGTGCCGGTGACACCCTGACCATCGATGGCGGACCAGGTGGTGGTGCTGCCACTGTGTTCACTTACAATGCCGTCCCGAATCCGGCGGTTCAGACCTTCAACAACGCCGCTAGCCTGATTGCGGCTATCAACGACCCCGCATCTCAGGCCCTTCTTCAGGCATCGTTCGGATATGGCACTGAGACCATTACCGCTGCAGCCGGGACGGGCGCTGGCGAAGTAGTTCTGACCTACAGCACCACTGGTCAGCACGGCCTGGAAGTAACCATGGTGTCGAACGATGTCGTCAACCTGATCGTCTCCGGCCCTACCCTTGAGTTCCCGGCCACTGATTACGTGTTCCCCACGGTCAGTGACCTGGCTGCGGGCGTCCAGGCTGGACTGGACATCGCCATCGCGGATGCCATTGCCGGAACCCCCAACCTCGCTGGTCTCAACATCGAGTGCGAGGCGAACGCTAACAACCAGCTGGAATTCCGCATCCAGCTGCCAGGCCTGGACTCGGCAGGCTTTATCCAGTTCCTGGGCTCCACAGGTACACCGGACGACGATTTCGCCATCCTGGCTGGCCTGGATACAGCGGCGGGTGAAGGTCTCGGCCAGGCGGCCTTGTTGCAAGGCCCAGTCGCCAAGACCTATGAGTGCCCCGCGTCCGGTGCTTTGAAGCCTTACGACCGGCTGATTCTTCGGAACCGCATCCTCCCCGGTGGCGGTCCGAACTCTTCGATGAACGCCGCATCGGTGATCTCCCAGGCCGGTCTCGAGGTCAAGTCGGCTTCGATTCACTCCGGTCTGGAGATTGGCATGGTTGGCCTGGCGGAGCGCACTGCTACCGTGAAGGCCGCCACGATTGCCAGTAAGGTGTCGCTGGCTGGTGGCTTTGACTCCAATGCCGAAGTCCAGTTGACGTTCTACGACGGGACCGGATCCCGGCCCGCCAACAACGTCTTCTCATTCAATGTGGATGGTTACACGGTCAACGTGACTTTCGCATCCAGTGGCACTGGTGTTACCCGTCCACTGGGTCCGGCAACTCTGGCCGGTAGTAACTCTGTCATCGACCAGATTCAGGACGCCCTGGCCGCAGTGGCGGGTGCCCCGTTCGGCACCCGTGCGCAGATTTATAACGCCCGGATGGTCCGTCAGGAAGGCTGTGGCATCCGAATCACCGGTCTGGCCTACGACACAACGGCGCAGGTTACTATCGGCTCCGGTTCGGCTAACAGCACTTTGGGTTTCTCGTCGGGCAACACAGCTAGGCGGACCACGGTCCCGGCGAAGGTGCTGGCCTCGGCCCTAAACGCCAACCGCTACGCCACGACGTTCCTGGGCTACATGACGGACTTCACAGCAACCCAGGCCAGCCGATTCGCCACCTACGGATTCGCGTCCATCCAGACGGACGTGACTGGTCTCGAGTACCTTTATGTCCAGGACGCTCCAGTCCTGGTTTCTGGTCTCGGTGCCGCGTCGTCACTGTCGTTCGCGGACCCGTCCCCCAATGTTGCCAATGCTTTGAACCATGGCACTCTGATCGGGATCGTGGCCGGGGATGGGGCGACCGGCGAGGCAGCGGTCAACGGGTTCTTTGTGACATCCAATGTCGCCAACGGGTCCGGGTCGATCAACTCGTCGATCCTGAACAACGGAACGGGCCAGGACGGTATTGTGGGCCAGACCTATCGGGACGCTGTGACGGGCCTGACATTCACCATCCTGCCGCGTGGGTTCCACGACAACCCGACTGGGCCGTGGATCGCTTACCCGACCGGACCTAATGCGACGTTCCGGTTCACCGTGAGCACGACGTTCAAGACAAACGCCAATATCCCGCACCTCGCCATCAACGGTGTCGAGATGAAGGTGGCAAACACCGTGGGTGTGGCGGCTGGGGACTCGGCCGTGGTCACGACGTTCGAGCGCGGCGGCAACGAACCGGCCATTGGGGACCTCTACTACGTCTCCTACTACTATCGGAAGCAGGACTTCACGACTGGCTTCTATCGTAGCCTGGCGGCCATCGAACAGGCTTTCGGTCCCGCTACTCCAGACAGCCCCCTGTCCCTGGCGGCGTACCTAGCAATCATCAACGGCGCGGTGGTGGTCGGCTTGAAACAGGTTCCCCGTGAGGCCGGGTCCAACTATGGATCTCTCAACGATTACCGGGACGCGATCACCGAACTGGAAGGGGTTCTTCCCGGCCAGATCAAACCCGATATGATCACACCATTGAGGGGCGATTCAACCCAATTGTTCCAATTGCTCAAGAAGAGCAATGAGATCCAGTCTTCGATCCGTTATCGGTCGGAACGGACTTCGATCATTGGCATGGCCGCCGGGTCGCTTCCGGTCGCGGCGGGCAACCTGGCCCAGTCTCTATCCTCGGCCCGGATGCGTCTTGTGTACCCGGATCAGGCCCTGATCTCCATCCAGGATGCTGCCGGTATCACTAAAGACTATTTCGTTGATGGTCCGTACCTGGCCGCCGCCCTGACCGGATCGGTGGTATCCCCGAACCTGGACGTGGCAACTCCGTGGACCGGTCGCCGTCTCGTTGGATTCACCCAGCTGGGCCGTCGTCTCGACGCAGTGGAGCAGAACCAACTGGCCGTCAAGGGCATCACGGTCCTCGAGGATCAGCCCCCGTTCATTCGGGTGCGTCACGGACTCACGACCGACATGTCTAACATCCTGACCAAGCTGCCGACTGTCACACTGATTTCGGACTACGTGCAGCAACAGGCCAGAAAAACTCTGGAACGGTTTGTTGGAATCAAGTCCCTGCCTACCGTCTTGTCCCAGATCGAGAGCAGCATGGCTACGATGCTTCGGTCCCTGGTCACGGCGCAGATCATCACGGCATACACGGGGGTCAAAGCGAATATGTCCCCGGATGATCCTACGGTGGCAGAGGTCCAGGCCTATTATTCGCCTGTATTCCCGTTGCTCTATCTCGTGGTGACGTTCCACCTCCGGTCCTCTCTGTAATGTGAATGGCCCCGCCCCCAGTCGACTGGGGGCGGGGCCAGACAGAGGGGCGGTCCTGAGGGTAACACCCTTCAGACTCCAGGATCTTCGCTCAGGTCATCGCCAAGTTCCCCGCCGCATCGTTCAAGTCCTACCCCCATAATCGTTGACTACGTGCATTTTCTTTTCCACACTGATTGACAGTGGCATTTCCCCGGGTATTATCTGATGACTAGGGGGTGCCACATGACACTCCAGCAGATTTCCGAGAAGACGGGAGTGACCCCCCCGGACGATCCGGTACTGGACAAGTATCGGCCTTCTCCCGGTGGGGGCACGGGGCCAGCGTGACCCTTACACGGACGTTCACCTGTCCCTCATCAAGCAGATCACTGACCTTCAGGCCGCTGGGGAGACCCTGGACGCGATCAGGGTGATTCTCGCCACCACACCGGTCTCCAGACCTCTGACCACGACCTGGCAGATTCCGGAACACGTCCAGTACCGGGAGTTCGTTCTGGATCGAGACGTGAGAGTTCAGGTTCAGGCAGATGCCACTGTTTCCAGGATGCGCCGGATAGTACGGGCACTGGGAAAATTCTCTCGTGCCCTCAATGAACAGGCTGATGAGTAAAAAAGAGGAACCCCCAATGCCCAGTTCAACCAATTTCTTCATACAAATGCTCAACACCTACGGACCGGGCTCGGGGTACAACACCCCGACAACGATCCATCCGCCGAGCAGTTGGAACACGCTCGTCAATGCCGTGACCGGGCAGGAGATCCCCCTGGCGATGCAGCACCTGTCCCTGACAGGCCACGTCAGCCCCGCCGGGGCACTCCTCCGGGCAACCCACCTGTTCCGGTGCGCCCCGGACATGGGGAGCCCCCTCGAGGCCATTTACGTGTTCATGCTTCCCCGGAACACCACTCTCCGGCGGTTCATCGTCAAGGGCGATGGGTTCGAGGTGGAGTCGAAGGTCACTCCTCGGGAGGAGGCCCGCAAAGAGTACGAAGCCGGGGTCCAGGACGGGCATCTCTCCACCCTTGCGGAAGTTGAGATGGATGGCATGGTGTCCCTGTTGGTCGGCCAGGTCCAGCCCGACGAGACCATCACGGTCATCGTCGAGGTGTTCTCGGGCGTGGAGGTGTCGGACGGGCACTACCGGTTCCGGTTCCCCTTCACACTGGCCCCCAATTACCACGCCCAGGCCAAGATGATCCCGACTGCCACCGGGGGGAAGATCGAGCTGCCGAACTCCGTGTTCGGGGACCTCGTGCTCCCCGAGTGGAAGGCGGACACCTCCGGGCTTCACCAGGTGTCGTTCAAGATCCACGTGGATGCGGGCGGGTCCATGGACTCTGTGGCATCGCCCTCGCATCGGATCCGGGTCCGTCCTCAGTCGGACGGTTCCGCCGAGGTCGAACTGTCCTCCCTGGGGGACACCCCCAACCGGGACCTCGTGCTGGATGTGATCGCCAAGGACATCGCCCCGGTGGTGTTCGCGGACCAGAAGATCGTCAGCCGAGTGGCGGACCCGGATGATCCCAAGACTCCGGACAAGGCTCCGCGATGGACCGCTGTGATTCCTTCGTCGGTACTCCCGAAAGCGGCCAACGCCCCTCGCGAGGTCTGTTTCGTGCTGGACCGCTCGGGGTCCATGTCGGGCGAGCCCCTGGAACGGGCCAAGGTCGCCCTGCGTGCGTGTCTCTCGGCCATGATGCCGACGGACAAATTCGGCATCATCCACTTCGGGCCGGATGCCGTGGTTTTCGACAAGCACATGGTCCCGGCCACGGACGCCAACCGCAAGCGGGCTCAGCGGTGGATCGACGAGATCGAGGCCAATGGTGGAACTGAGCTGCCCAGTGCCCTCGGGGAAGCGGTGGATGTCCTCGGGGCTCCCGGTAAGGACATCTACCTTCTGACTGACGGCCAAGTGGGGGAGACGGGTCCGATCATCGAGCAGTGCGCGGCGTCCGGCACCCGGATCCACGTCATGGGGATCGGGTCGGCATCCCAGGATCGGTTTCTCGCCTCCCTGTCCCGCCGGACGGGTGGGGTCCAGAAGATGATTGGGATCTTCGAGGACGTGGCTTCGTCCGGTCTCGAGATGTTCAACGCCATCCGCCAGCCGGTCCAGGCCGATGTGAAGGCCACCGTGAATCTAGACGCGGGCGGCTCTCAGACCCACGACATCGGGACCGTGTGGGACGGTAGGAGTATCGTCGTCACGGACAATGGGGAGTCCGGTGACCAAATGCCGGTCACGGTCGAGTTCACCTGGAACGGCGGCAGTTGCAAGGTGGACCTCCCGATCAAGCGGGCAACCCCCAACGGCCTGTCCGCCCTCCTGTGGGCCGGACGCCAGGTGGAGGACCTCGAGTCACAGCTGGACATAACCAAGGCTGGACCCGCTTTCAAGATCATCGAGGCCGAGCTCAAGGACATCTCGGCGGCCTATGGGTTGGCGAGCCGTGTGATGTCCCTGGTGGCCGTCACCCACCGTCCGGGGGACCAGGTGAAAGAAGTCATCCAGCAGGTGGTCCCAGTCGGCACCCCCGAAGGAATGGCAATGTTCGGTGGGGGGCTGACTCGGGGGACATACTGCAGCCTGGGGTCTTTCTACAGCACGGGGTCCACTACCTTTAACATGTCGGCCAGCAACAACATGACCTACACGGTCCACAACGCGGCTTCCGACACCGGTTTCCTCATCAAGGACCGCGACGACGATTACGTGGACACCCTGGACTCGAGCAACCTCTCGTGGAAGTCCGTCAAACACAAGTCTGCCGTCCGGTGCTTCGCCAACGCCCCTGTTCCGAAGGCCTCGGCTGTGTTTGACCTCATCCTCGAGGCCGGAGACATCGAGGCGGACGGGGGGCTCCCGGGCAAGACAAACGTGGAGCGGTTCTTCAAGACCGCGTTCCTGGCCCTCGCCATGCTCAAGGCGGACGGCGAGCGTTCCGGGGCACCCCTGTTCACCGCCCACCTGAAGCGCATAGCAACGTTTCTCGAGTCCTTCGTCCAGGAGTTCTCGAACACTCCCAAGGCGGCCGACACCATCAAGGTTCTCGTCAAGGCCCTGCGTGACCGCAAGCCGATCAACGGGGACTGGCAGAAGGAATACCTCGGGTACAAGGGCGACGACAAGGCCGCATGGAACGTCCTCACCGCTGCCCGGTAGCCTATCTATTTCGACAACTTGATAGGGCCTGAACATGGCCCCCGCCCTATCGTGGACCTGGCAGTCGGGTAAACTGCCTATAATCTGCGAGGGGTGAAGGTCTGGGTTCCTTGCTTGCGGAGGCCTTTTCATGGCTAACACCGACAATGCCCCCGGCAGCGGCGCACAAACGGGCGGAACGTCGTACATCTACGACTTCGGCACGAGCCCTAACACCCGTACCGCTGTCAACCAGAAGGTGCGCATCCTGACTCCGCACTACGGGGATGTTCAAGCCCTCCATCAGGTGGGGGTGATCTCCGAGTTCGGACCCAACCAGAACCGCACCATCGACGAAGTGCGCGGTATTGGGTTCGGGGATAAGATCGCGGAACTGGTGCCTAGCATCACCACTGCGGCCAAGTCATCGTTCAACCGGGCTCTTCTCTACTTATGTAACCTGTGGCAGGCGGCGGGCTACGCATCCGGTGTGGATGGCCCCGTTCGATCACTGGCCCATCACCGATGGCCATTCGATGTCGAGATGCAGTTGGTCTTTTCCTCCCTGGCGGACTGGGACCTGCTCGGGTTAGCGGACGCAAACGTGGGTGGCGGCGGCAACCCCGGGGACTTCAACGGCGGTGTTCGCCCCGTGACTTACGGGCAGACGACGAATGACAAAGCCACAGGCACCTACACGAATGCTGGAAATCCCGGCAGCAAACATGGGCACTCGGCCATCATCACCATCTGCGAGGCCTGTTGGTTTGACACATGGTCAATATCCTTCTCGAAAGATGCCGGTCAGATCCTGGAGAATGGCAACATCACAATCACTGACATGCATGACTACGCGAGCATGTATGGTGAGTTCCTCGCGACGGGCAATGACCCGACCATCGGACAGCTGGGGTCCATTCGATTCGCCAAGGGTGAAGGGGCTAACTACGTGTCGAGCACCGGTGGCGTCATCGGGACGGGTGGGACCACCAGGTTCACGGCGAATACCGGGGGATGATCGGTAAAGTGGTTCGGGAACTGGCGATTGCCGGGAAGACAGACGTAAGAGACTAACGGACGCAAGATTCGTGCTGGTCGAGGGCCCCCAGACGGGTGGTTAGACGGATGGGGATGTGGACGGACGAACAGAATCTCTTGCGCTGTTGCAAAGCAATCGCTGTTCCCTCCGGGTTGTTTGGAGGGGACGATGGAACTGACGCTTGACTTTCTTGAACAGGCATTCTCGCCCATAACTCAGGTCGGCAAGGACGAGTTGACGGTCCCGGTCAATACCGGGAAAGGGGTCGTCAACATCACCCTGAGGGCCTTGACCCCCGAGGAGGAGGCCGACGTTCAACGGACCTCGGCCCGTGCGAACCAAGACCCCACGGGTAAGGATCCCTCCGAGATCATCACTGACGCCATCGAGTACATCGAGAGGTTCAAGGTGGCGGTCCTATCATACTCCATCGTGGCAGTGGGGGAGACCAGTTTCCGAGACATCAAGTATGTCGAGACGGGCGATACCCTCGAGAGTGGGGTCAAGGTCAAAATCCCTCTTCACCAGGCCCTGCGTCAGGTCGTCCTGAAGTGGTCCGGTCCGGTGCGAACCCAGCTATTTCGCAACTTCTCCGAACTGATGATCACGGTTGAGAAGAAGGCTGAGGAAGCCATCAAATACGAGCCCTCCGACCTCGATACCGAGCTGGAGAAGGCCAAGGCCCGGGTGAGGAAGCTCGAGGCTGAGATCGAGCGGAGGAAGAAGCCGGTCGAACTCAGTGTCCTATCCAATCAAGTGAAGGCCATCGCTAAGACCGACGAGGAACCCGAGTCACAGATCCCGGAAGAACCCCCCGAGGAAGCCCCAGAGACCCCTGAGGAAGTCCCGGTGTCAGAACCTCCGGCACCGACACCCGTGAGGGCCCCGGTAGCCCCCAGGCCGTCAATCCGGCCCGACGTGGCTCTACCGCCGCCCACCCCGTCGATCCCACATCAGCATCCTCAGCCTCCGACGCCCCAGGTCAAGGCCTCGGCCCCTGTGGAGGACGTTCCTGGGGTGAGGGACTCTATCGTGTCCGGGGACGGCATGGACGAAGCCATCGATGCCGAGAACGCCCGTCTCATGGAGCTGCGCCGTCGTAGGGCCTCTGGGTTGCCCCCGGTTCCTGAAGCGGTCTCTATGCTGGACTTGGCTCGTCAGCAGTTCGGGCACCGTCGCCCGCCGCATGCCGGGGCCGCTGAGACCGAAGTGGTGGTGGCTGCGGAAAGGGCAAGGGAGTTGGATCCCTTCTCGGACATCCCGGATGAAGTGGCGGCCATGGGCCGGGGGCCTGAAGTCTTGAGTCGGCGTCCGGAAACACCGCCGGAACCCCCCAAGCCGATCAAAGACGGTAGGAACCCGAGGTTCAATCAGAGGAAGATGCCGTGATGAGGGGCCATGGTCCTTCCGAAGACAACTGCCGAACAGCGTGCCCCGTTCTACGACGACGTGGATTCGCTGATCTCAGTGGGTTTCCTATCTCACCTGGTTGAGGTCAACGGCGTCTCTCTGCAGGTCAGGTCCCTCAGTCCGGGGGATTTGTTTCTCCTCAGGAATCGTGTCGGCCGTGGCGGAGACCCCCAGTGGCAAGCCTGGACCATTGCGTCGTCCATTTGGATGATCGACGGCTACCTCCTGCTGGGGGACCCACAAGCGGCGGCGTTCATCTACCACAAGATCTCCAAGCTGCCGACCGCCGTTAGGGATACCCTGTTCTCCATCGTCATGGGACTGCACCATCGGCAGTCGAGGGCTCTTAGTGCGGTAGAGGCTTACTGTTTCGAGGCCGTGTCCCGGTTCAAGTGGCGGGCCTATCGAAACGGTCCCGTCAACTCCCACGCCGGAGTGCCTGGTTCGGATAGCCTGGGACTCAATCATGTCCAGCAGATGTGGGCAGCCTTCAACGAGGTGGAGGACCGGCGGAACGAGGAAGAGTCCCTTTGGGAGGGTTTCAAACTGGTCGCATCAGCTCAGGCCCCCAAGGGGGTCAAGAAAATCGACGAGGCCGATCGTCGCCGCAGGAGTAGTGAGGAAGCCCGCCGACAGGACATCCTTGACAAGTTCTACTACTCGCAAGTCGGGATTCTTGACCCTAGAGGCAAAGCCCATGAGGGGCAACATCAGTTTGTATCTCGTGCCAAGACCGTCGAGGAACTCGAAGAGGAGATGTACAACTGGGTCACAGGCAAAGAGGATTGGCATGACAAGGTGGTGCGGGAGTATAAGGAAGCCCTCATTGCCAGGTATGAGCAGGAGAAGGCTGAGGCGGCGGCACGGGCCGAGGCCCTGCGGAAGGCCCACGAAGAGGAGTCAGGTGAACCCGCCCCCCTGATCGGTTACTCACCCGAGCAACTGGCCGAGATCCTTAGAGAACGCGACGGTGGCCTTCAGGGTGTGGCCCGTGTGTTTGACGACGACCGTCGGGACTCTGTCTATCGGAAATACCTGGTAAGGGCTCCCGATGCGGGCCGACTTCGTCCGACCGCAGATGGGAAACTGGTGGTGGAAGGTGAGATGCCCCAAGAGGAACTGAAAGTTCCTGAGATGGAGTACTAGGCGATGGCTGACTATTCAGGGGATCTCAAATGGCTCATGGAGCTCAATATCGACACCGTCGGGGCATCAAGAGACCTCCTGAGCCTCGCTGAGAAGACCAAAGACAAGTTCTCTGAAGCCATCACTCAGGCTGTCAAACTCGGAACAAAACGCTACGCCAAGGTCGAGCTGGATCTCAAAGCCATGGCGGCCGGGCTCCTCCAGGCCCGCAAAGATGCCGATGCGAAGGCCCGGGAATTGGAACAAAAAGGGCTGACCGAAGTCGAAAGGAACCGAATCCAAGCCGAGTTCCAGGTCGCTGTGGCCCGACAGAAGGCTATGGAGAAGACCTGGGACCGGGAGATGAAGCACTGGGATCGTCGCAAGAAAGCCGAAGAGGAGATGGCCGAGCGGCTCGGTGACGCCTATGAGAAAGCCGGGTGGCGCCTCACTGACCAAATGTCTCAAGGGGTCAAGACGCTCGGAGAGGGCGTCGAGGACGTATTTGACACCCTCAGTCGCAAGGATTGGGGAAGTGTTCTTGGGCTGACCGGTAAACTCGCACAGTTGAACCAGGCCGCTGCAGAGAAAGCCAAGGACATGGCGGCGGGGCGTGGTGGAGCAACAGGCAAGATCCTTGAGGGGATTAGCGGATTCCTAGGCAAATTGGGTCCTGCCTTGACAGCTATTGCAGGAATAGCAGCAGGTATTGCCGCTGTTGTTAAGGTTCTAGTTGATGCGGATGCTATGGGGAAAGAGTTCAACCGGACTCTGTTAGAAATGGGTATGACCGGTGGGGATCTTAAGGAAGGATTCAAAGATGTTGTCACTGTCCTGAATGAGACCCGAAATGCCTTTGCAGGCCAACTATCTTTCAATCGGATTTGGGGGACCACAGCCAAGGATCACCTCGAGGTCTTGGCGGCCTACTCGGAAGCGGGTCTGACCCTTCAAGAAGTGAAAGCACAATTGAGCGGGGTTGCAGACGAACAGGAAAGATTGCGGGATGCGACGGCTGCTTCTATGACATATTCCAAACTACTAGGCATGTCCAGCAAAGAGGTAGCCTCAACCTTCGCAAATTATATGGAGGAACTGGGCCTTACCCTCCAAGGGGTGGAAAAGAGGTTTTCTTCCCTCCTGTCTGTGGCTCGCGAATCTGGTTACGGGGTCAAACGGTTCTTTTCCATGATCACCCAGGCCACATCCGGCATGTCCCTCTACAATATTCGTCTGGCGGAGGCCGCGGGTTTGTTGACATCCCTCGGGAAAATCCTCGGTGAGAAACTCGGGGCCGAATTTTTTGGGAAACTGGCCCAGGGGCTCCGAGGCGAGTCTTTCGATGAGGCTTACCGAAAAACCTTACTCATGGGGACCGTAAAACGTGGGGGTCGAAATGTATCCAGGGGGGCGGCCCTTGGGGCGGACGAAGCCCGCATGCAGGCAAAAGAATTCGGAAGGATGTTGCAAGAGTTCATGGATACTGCTTCCCCGGAGTCCAAAAAATTCATGGAAGCCCTTGAGAAAGCCGGACTAGCAAAGGGCGGCCAGGCGCTAGGCCCGGAGGCGTTCGTTCAACAACTGAATCAGATGTCACAAGGGCAACGAAATGAATTGGGGGCCATCCTTGGACGCTATAACGCAGGTCTTGGACGATTCTTGACCACTATTGCAGGGGCCGCTGTTGGAGAAAAGGGAACAGTTGGGGCGGGGGCCGCTGCACGGGCTTATTTAGGGCCGGGTGGAACCCTATTGGCTAAAGCATATTCAGCATTTGCAGTGACCGGCAAACGGTTAGACGAGATTTCGGATGAAGCCGCTGAACAAGTTATCGCTATAGAGCATTTGTCTGGGGAGCAGGCAGAGGATCGCCGCCAGATGGCCCGCGTTTTGAGGGAGTTCGCCGGGCGACAGGAATCTATCCTCCGGGTTCAAAGAGAAATCCAGAAAGCCGGACCTGGAACTAAGGCGGCTGAGGAAGCAGCAGCGTCTTTCAACAGGGAATTTGGTAAAGCATGGAATGTATATTTAGACAAATTTGGCAAACGTTATACCGATGAGAACTTGGGTGCTGCTGACCAGATTGGTGACACGTTTGATGAACTTGTTCGTTCTACTGCCACAGAGAAAGAAGCCACTGTCTCCGAAGATTTAATGGTTGCCAAAGATATCGCCCGAGAAACTACCGAAATCACGAAGATTCTTGAGCAGGGGGTGGAGAAACTGTTGTCAGGGATCTATGACGTAGTGCAAGACATTTATTGGTCGCTCCCTTGGGTGAAGACTAGATTGACGCCTGAACATGCGGCTGAACGCGATAAGGCCCTGAGACTCATGGACAAGGAGAGATCTGAAATCCGGGCGGAGAGGGCCAGGGTCGACAGGGAACTCACAGAAATCAAAAGGGGGAAACCAAAGACGGCCGAAGAGGCGGTTGCCCAAAGGGAAAGGATTCGCGAGAAAGAAAGTGCATTAAGGGAATTGGATGAGCGTGAAAAGGAAGTAGAAGACAAGAAGAAGAGGATTCTTGGAATTCAAGCCGAGGATGACCTTCGTGGTGCCACTACCGCCGAAGAGATACTCCAAACGATGACTTTTTCCCCGGAAGAAGCAGCGGTTCAAGCAGCCGGGGAAGCGGCTGTCGAGGAACTTAGAAGATCGGCGGGGCAAGGAACGCTTCACCCTGATGATATCAGGGAAACCCGACGGAATGCGGAAGAGGTAAAACGCCGAGAACTTCTACTTCATAGACAGACAAGGCGTGAGGACAAAGTCGAGTTGTGGCCTGCGGTGTCCAAAATGCTCGCTAGAGATATTGTCAGTGAGCAGAAGGCTGCCCAGGTGATGGAAATAGCAGGGATCCTTCAACGTGGCGGCCTGTCTGTTGAGAGTGCTGCTGCAATGGCTACCCAGTTGATGGGTCTGGGGGGCACTATTGGAAGTGTCGAGGATATCACCCCCAAGACTGCTAGATCATTGGTTGAAACAGGCTTCCTCCCTCCGGACATCGAAGAACTACTGAGAGGAAGGTTCACAGCACCGCCTGCTAAGGATCTCGTTGTATCTGGCGGCAGGGTGCAGAGGATTGATAACCGGGATGACATTATAGCCTTTCAGAAAGGCGGTCCTGTATCCCAGGCTCTCAGTAGGGGGACGACGGTCAACAACATCAGCCTCATCGGGGCCGGTCCCCGGGATCTCCTCCAGGGGCTGATCAATGCTATGGAAGTGGGAGTTGTGTAGGGGGTAAGGTAGGTGGCATCGGGCATTCCGGTTTTCCAGTCAGCGTTCATATCGCCGGACGACGAGTTTAACGGGTCTGGGAAGCGGCCTGTCATCTTTGACATTATCGGTCCAGATTGGGAGACCTCAGTCCTCCCTGACTACCTCAAAATGGTCCTCCATGTCAACCCCACCTCGATGAGCATCTCGCACCAGAACGTCATCGAGCGAATCCAGACCCGAGGAGGGTTTGTCGAGCAGCACTGGGGCGAAGGTGTCAAGTCCATCGACTTCAACATGACCTCAGGCGGGTTCATGCGTCTCTACACGGGCTTGTCCAACGTCACGGGCGGACCTGGGGCCTACGACACTGGGGGCACCCGTCGACAGACCATCGCTTACGATAAGTACCTCGACCTCCTGGCTCTGTTCCACAACAACGGATCCGTGTATGATATCAACGGCAAAATCGTGTTCCAGGGCATCATCAAGATCTCGTTCGACGGGGGCATCTACTTCGGCTGGTTCTCGGACTTCTCGGTAACTGAAGCTGCTGAGAAACCTTACCAATTCACGCTGACGGCCAAGTTTACCGTGGATCGTGAGATCCAGCGTTTCCGGTCGTCGCCCTATGGGAGCTCCATGGCTAATATCACCTCGAGATTCCGGAGTTCGACCATGACGACTGATACAGGAATGTTCGTTTCCCTGGGGAACAAGTAGATGGCGATTAACCAGACCAATCCAGGAAGGTTCAGTTCCTCGGCGCAGGCATTCAAATACACCCAAGACAGGACGGCGCTGGCGGCCATGTCCGTCCAACGGCCACCACCGCCAGATGCCTACCGGGACCTGGCCATCGGTCCACGAACCGCCATTGAGATCGTCCCGAACGAGGCCTATCCTGTTGACGGGTCGAACGCACTCCTTCGCACCCTGTCACCGTTCATCATTCAGGTGGAAATCCCCCTGGTCTTTGGCCAGGATGGGGGCTTCAGCAATCAGGCCTCGAATAGCGTCAACATCAACACGTTCGCCAATGCGAACAGCGTCATGGACCTGTACGCCAACGCCAGGTCTAGTGTGGCCCGGTCAAAGCTCAACTCGAATGGTCGTATGGGGATCCAGACCCGGCCTAATCCGCCCGCTGACGCGACTAACAAAGGGGCAGACGGGGACACCGTGACCAAGACGGGGATGGGCGGCGGCAGTCTTGGACTCCCGGCCATCGCGGACCAGAACGTTGCGATGGACATTGCGAAGCAGCTGATCACCGCGCTGAACGCGCCCCCATTAGTTCTGCTGATCAATCCCCGGCAGATGGCCCTGACCCTGACGAAGGTTCAGTCCTATCAGGACCGCAACCGTTACGGCTATATCTTCCACACTTGGGGCGAGGAACAGCCGAAGCTGTCCATCAGCGCCCGGTGTGGAGCCTTCATCTCTGGGGGGCGAGGCGTCCAGTTCGCCAGTAAGAATGACTCGGCAGCCTGGCAGAATTTGATGAATGCTTTCCGGTTCTTCAAGCACAACGGGTACCTTCACGATACGGTCGGCAAGTCCAACGCCCACCATCACGTCGGGGCACTATCGATCACCTATGACGGGTGGATCTACTACGGTCACATGGAGTCCTTCTCGTGGAACTTCGAGGAGGTTTCGGCCAACGGGGGCATCGAGTTCGCCATGGAGTTCACGGTGTCCAGGGCAGTCGACACTGCTGCCCCGACCTATGTAGTGGTCCCAATGTCGTCCCCCATCCCATCACTGAGTGACCCTCGGTACGCAGGGGTCCGAATCAACGACGGGCCGGGGGTGTACACCATCGGCAAGGACGGTGTGACCAGTTTGGGCCAGGACGTTGGGGGGCAGGGGTTTTTCACGATGGTCCCCGACGACCTCGGGGACGTGTTCACCAAAGGGCAGTTCGATCAGAAGAGTTCAACGGCCCTTTCAACCCCGGACCAGCCACTGGGCACGGGTGGGTTCTACATGGACGGGACCGGTTCCAGCAGGGAGATCCAGCAAAGCGATCCTGGTAGCCAGCCCCTATTTCGGTTGGGGTGACAGATGGGCATTCAAAATCGCCCCTACGTGGGGACCTGGAAACTGAACGGGAAGAAGGTCGTTCAGCATACGCCGGATGCCCTCGTGTATATCAACGGCGATACCACCCTGCCGGGGTGCGAGAAGTGCCACACTCGCATCGATATCCAGCAGTTCCTTATCCAAGTGGATGTGGAGGCCGGTACTGATCCCACCGGAGGATCCGCATCTTTCACTCTCGCGGTGCCGATCCATCATCACGCATCATTCGCCCGGGATGCCCGTCTCCTGATTCGTCCCGGACTCGAGGTTCACATTTACAAGCGGGGCTATTTCCCTGTAAAGGGCCTCTACTCCAACCTCGATCAACCTGCAGGGAATGCCAAGGCGCTGACCGAAACCGAGGCTGTCTTTCAGCCGGTTCCTCAGGGGCGTAATCTCGAAGTGGCACCTCCGAGTGCCAACCTGACACAGGATCAACTGAATACATGGGCTTCCCAGATCGGGGTCCCTCCGGATCAACTAGCCGGGGCAATTGTCGCTCACAACGAGTCCGGAGACCCTAGAGAACAGGAGTATATCCTCCACTCCATTTACAACCGGGCCATCAATAGAGATGGGAGTGTATGGGATGCCATCACGGGGTCCTCTCCAACAACAGGGCCCCAGAACGGGGATCGACCCTACTCGTCCAAGAACCTTCCCACAGGGCCGGCCTTGGGAGAAGTCCTTGATAGGTCTGGAGCGGTTCTTTCGGATCGAGCCACAACCGGCAATAGCGGATCGAGTGTCCTGGCTTTTTTCCATACGGCCACTCAGGCGGCCCTCCATCAGA